ATTTTTCATCCAGTTATTTCTGCTAAAAAATCTGGTGAAGTTATCGGCCAGGCTGCTCGAGAGCAATCTATAAAACGTCGGTTTAGGAAGTAGCGCGACGAAGGACGTCGGAACCGCCGCAAATAACGTGATGCAGGTAGGCGCATTCGGTATTGGGTCTATCCACGGCGACGGACCACTACTGGACGCTATGGATGCATTCACATCTACCTGTTTCACCTCTCACTCCAATGATGGTCTTACCCAGCTTGGGTTAACTGCAAATACGGGTATTACGTCAATAGTCGTCAACCGGGGAAGCCGTCCGACACGCATTCATCAGGCTTACATTCTGAGGAGAACGTGGTTTTCGTATTACGGCGGTTCGTCTTGGTCATATCAGGAGGCTTACACCACGGGCAATACCACAAAGGCCAGCGATGGCACCCTAAAGGCTGCGTCTCCGGTTGCCCGTATCGTAGCGAGCCAGGAAGCCTGCCAGCGCGCCGATATAGCGGAGGATGGCTTCTCCTGGTGCGGCTGTGGGACGGGGAACGCTGAGGCGGAGGGAATAACCATTTCTCGCTTCGAGGTGGGCGTTTACGTGCTGGCTGGTTCGGCAGGCCTGGCGTCCGAGGGATGGCAACTACTGCCACCGATGGACCCCGGCGGCATGGGAGAACTTGGCGTGGTTGAGGTTGAGCAGACGGAAAGCGGAGGCCTGACAATCCGTCTTTTCAAGCGAAAATACATCCTGAGCGATGAAGGTGAGATCATCAAAACTAAAGGTGAACCGATGGACGTGCCGGCGAACAGCTGGATCGATGTTCGCCTAGATATGCCCGCAGATTCACTTTTTAACCAGCGAATGAGCCAGGAGCGGGAGGCTTAGCGTCTCCCTCTAATGCGCTTACGCGGATTGCCAGCGCTTTGATTGCCGCCAGCGCATCGAGCACCAGAGGATTGAGGTCTAGTGTCATTTTTCCCGACTCCTCAGCCGAGTGAACATATTGCGGATCTATCTTTTCCAACTCCTGAGCAATAACGCCGCGCCGAATGGCTTTCTCTTCATCAGCAAGGTAGTAGAAGGTCTTGAAATCCATTGCCTCGATGTTTGACAGCGATTCGTTTAGATCCAGATCCCCGGTCACTTTCTTAAAGTTAATGTCCGATGTTCCTGCTGACTGAAATACCGTCCACGGAGCATCTGTTTTTGTAGTTTGAGGATTCGTGTTTAACAGAAAACGGCAATAGCCAGCTCCGCCAGTGGTAACCCACATTTGCGCTATGCGCTGAGTGTTATAAGAGCTTTGGTAGCCACAGCCATTGGCAGGAGCCCAACTGGTGTTACCGTCAGCATCACTGATAAACGATGAGTTTGCATCATTTGGCCTTGGAGCCTGGTATGTTCCAACCCCAAAACCCCCTACTTGCATGATGTTCCCGGCAGCCGTTCCGACGTCCTTTGTCGCGCTACTTCCCAAACCGAGGTTTGAGCGAGCGTCTGCTGCAGTCGTTGCCCCGGTCCCGCCCTGTGCAATCGGGATGGCTCCGTTACTCCCTTTCTGCGCCAGTTTGCCGATGCCGGGGATCGTTACAGGGGTGCCGTTGATGGTAACTGTGATGCTCTGGTTTGCTGAGGTAGTGGCAAACGTCTCCCACGCGCCAATGTTCTCGTCGTACTCTTTAATGAGCTGAGACATGGCCTGTGCCAGCCCATCAACCGAGATAATGTCCGACACAAGAATTCCATACTTCTGGCCACTCAGCACCGGGGAAGCAGCTGGCGTAACCGTCATTGACGTGGCGCTGTTCACGGATGAAATCTGAAACAGCTGCACCGGGTTAGACATGACGATAATCGTCTGGCCAGCGCGAACCTGGCTGGCGGGTGCCGTCCAGTTCGTGCCGGTGCCGGTTGCGGTATTTCCGTTAATTGCGATGGTGCCGGTGTTATAAAGCATATTTTCTCCAGGCAATAAAAAACCTCGCCGGAGCGAGGTTTTTTTTGAAACAGAATGAGTTATTGGCAGGTGGTGCTGATGAACGTGTTGGCACTAACCCAGGTCCAGTTAAAGGGATAACCGGCGCGGTACTGGGTCTGATTGTTTTGTTTACGCACTCCGTAAATCTGGACACTGTTTTCCTGCCCGCCGATAAGGGCTGTACCAGAACAAACAGGTTGCTGTTTCTCAATAACGCCAGCGCAACCGGAGAGCAAAACCGCCACCGCCAGGCAAAGAATCATGTTTTTCATAGTGGTTATATCCCAGGGCATTCACAAGGTTACACAATAACAATGTGAATCAATGGGATATAATTGATTTGGTAGATCAATTATCCAAAATTGATCGTTGAAAACGATCAATCATAGTTGGCGCAGTTAATGGCCATGATGACGTTTCTCATGTTTGAGTACGCGACGTTTTGCAGACTCCCGGTTGGGGTTGTCTGAGGTCTGGCAAATATCCGCGTATTGCTCCCCTCAAGTTTCGCCATGCTCTTGTATATTGCCGAATAAGGCTGCGGCTGACCGCCCGCTGAAATAACCCCTGTAATCAGGCCGAGCATAACAGGCATGCAGGCCCACTTCCCCACCCTGGTTGTGTTGATGTTGTAGCCTGAGCTAGCATCCACTCCGGCAGTGCCTATGGTAACGACATCGCCGAGCGTGCGCGTCTCGTGGGTTAAAATCAGGGTCCCCGATGCATCCCACACGGCCATCCCGTAATCTGGCTTTGTCTGGGGGAAAATAGAGAAAAAATAAACGTACGCTGTGCCGGTTGCATTAGGTCTGAGAAAATCAATCGTGATGGTGTTTCCGCTTACCGTCTGAGTGATTTCCACCTCAACCGTGCAATGAACGAAGGCCACAACGGGCTGACCTGAGGGAAAAGTGTGCGTCACCCTGGTATTGAAACCCGATGTTCCCTGCAGTGCCGCTGTCTTTCGCGCCTGTAATGCAATTGGCGAGCTGTTGGCGGTAACCCATACCTCACCGCTCGTCGTCGTCAGTAAACCGCCGTACTGCGCCATTCATGCCCTCTCGATCTGGAAAATGAGAAAAGCTGCAACAGCGGGTTCAGTCCCTGCTGAGTAATCGGTATCCCCCACAGAGGAAACTGTTGCAGTACCGCCGGAGATGGTGATCTTCCTTCTTCCAGTTCCCCACTTATCATCGTTCATGACCTGAAAGTAGGTCAGTTTGCAACCCGGAGGAAGGGTAACGGAATAAGAGCCTGTTTTCTGGTTAACGGCCAGTTGCAGATAGCCGCAAACGCTGACTGGCTTAATTCCATAGTTGTTAACCTTGCCTGATGCGTCCCATGTTTGAACACCGTATTCCGCCAT